TTCTGGTCGGATCTATTCTTGAAGCAGGACGAGTCGATCCGTCGGTCCGAGATGCATGCGGCCAAGCTAGGCATCGACAATGGCACCGTGTTGCCACGCGCAGAGGTGGAGCGAATCCTGCGCGCTACGTTCTACGCCGGCAACGCATGCACACAAGGCGTGCTGACTTCAATCTGCGAGCAGCTCGTCGGCTACGATAACCCTGGCGATCTATTCCATGCACTGAAGCCAGCGATCATAGGTGGCCGGCTATTCAGTGGCTTCGATAAAGTGATGAATGCACCAGGCGCTCCAAACGTGCCAGACTGGATCGTCGAGTGCGTCAAGCTTGAGGCGAAACAATACCTCGGCAACTCGGAGAGCCTATGGACCAAGGGGAATAATTAAGATGAAATATATATCAGAGAACATTAAAGCTTTAGCACTCATCACACTATGCGGATGCATTGGATACTTTCTAGGCAGCACTACGAATGGAGTAGTAGTTGGAATCGCCATCGTTACATCTGCCACACTGTTTCTATAAAATCATGGCACGTTCTTGGTATGTAAAAAAAGTCGAATGGTGGAAACATTTGAAGTGGCGCAAACGCGACCAGAACAAGAAAGAGCGCCAGCACTCGAAAAAAGAAATCCGCAACAAATGACCGATCTACTCAAACTCACACAGCCGGACCCAGTGGACTGGTGCGAGGCGAACATCCAGCTTGACTACGGCAAGTTCGACGCGGCTAAGCATCCATTGATGAGTGAGCCACTTCGCAGCGCTGCCAACATGCGCGCCGGGATGACTGGCCTGATTGGTTCAGTTCAGCACGTCAAAACGCTGTGCGCTCAGTTGCTTCAATTGTATACGGCGCAGACCACGCCGAGCCGGCAGGCGCATTACGACTTAACTAAGGAAGCGCTCAAAGAGTTTAGCGATGACAAGTTTACGCCGCTCATCAATAACACGCCAGCGATCAAGCGCATCATTAATGACGAGCGCTTTGCGCAGACAACGTATTACACGCAATTCCCATATGGCTTTATCCGGCTGCTTGGCGCTCGCATTCTGGCGCATCGTAATTCCAAGACAATTGAGATGGTCACACTTGATGAGTCGTGGGCATATGAGACTGGCTGGATTGACCAGATCAAAGACCGGCTTTCAAGTTATCCGTGGAGCTGGCGCATGTTCCTGCCGACATCGGGCCAGACTGCTGGCAGTGAGATTGATGTGCTTTGGAAGCGCTCAACGCAAAAGGTCTGGCATGTGCCATGCGATTGCTGCGGCGAAATGATCCCTTACATTTGGACACAGCCAAAACAGAAGGACGGCGATCAACTACCTGGAGGCATGAAATTTGCAAGCGGCGACGATGTGTTGAATGAAGATCAATCAACGGATTACTCAAAGATTAAAGATTCTGTTTATTATGAATGCCAGCTCTGCGCCGGTCAGATGCAGTTTAATCCAACAACTCAGCACCAGCGCAATCAATCGGGCCGCTACATTTCGATGAATCCTAATGGCGACCCAAAGATCGACTTCTATCAATACAATGCCATGGCGCACTTTCCGTGGGATGACTTGGCCTGCCAATATCACGACGCAGTAGCATCCAAGAATCGCGGCGACTTGGAAGCACTTGAGAACTTTGTGCGCAAGCGACTGGCCGAGCCGTGGGATGTGTCGCGCTTTATTGTCTTATCAGACAACGAGAATAGTGAAGGTGATTATCCATCTAGCCAGATATGGAAAGATGCTGAATATACTTTCTGCACCATCGACGTGCAAAAGGATCACTTTTACTATGTCATACGATCATGGTCCAAAGGCGTAGAATCGCGCTTGATCGAAGCGCATAAGGCACTCAGTGATTTGCACATTGTCGAGATGTGCGATAAATATGGCATCTTGCAAAATGGTCTGGATGGCTCAGGAGTGTTTGTGGATGGCAATTACAATACAACTGAAGTGCAACGCATCGCTGCCAAAAATGGATGGATTGTATTACGCGGTCAAAACTGTAAACCATTCCGGCATCCAGATGGCATGCGCAAAATGTATTCCGAGCCAATCCCAGTTGACACATGGCAAGGCACCAACGATGGCGACGGCAAGATGAAATACTGCATCCAGTTCTGGTATGCTGAGAACGAGGCGCGTAGCCGCTTTGCTACACTGCGTGGAATGTCTGAGCCTAAGCGCTTATGGACACACTCAAACAACGCCGGCACGAACTATCTGAATCAACTCAATTCGTGGGCGAGAATAGCCAAGACTAATCCAAAGGATGGCAGCGTGTATTACGATTGGAAACAAACAGCACGCAATGATCACCTTTACGACTGCGAAAAAATGCAACTGGTCGCAGCAGCGATGGCTGGCCTAGTCGGTGTAAGCGAAAAGCCAACTGACGAGAAAGACTAAGACACCAGTATACTTGACACAGACGCGCTTACTAATGCGTGATTTTATCTTTTCAGTATGGTGCCATGTGGGCAAGACATCGGCGGCGACAATTGAAGCCTTAGAGACTTTGGCGGCCAATCAATATACAACTGCCGAGCAGGGCGGCAGATATGTCGTATCGGCATCGGTGCAAGGCAAATCATTTACCTATGAATTACCAGCCGGGCAATCGGGCGCTGACTTTTTAAACATGGTTCGAGAATCATGGCGCATGCTTCAAATTGGCGGTGTTTCTAATGGAGTGATGACAGACGCCGAGTTGCTTGCATACTTAATTGATACCAATGGCGAAGTCACAAACGTCACCGTTGCTAGTTTCACCAGACAGACTGAATATGGCTACTAAACCGATCAAAGCTTTCACTAAGCGCGCCAAGCGTGCTTTTCAATATGCCTTTTGGGGCAATGATAGCGCCTATCCTACTGCATCGACTAGCGCGCAACGTAATGCGCAAGGAGATATGAATGGCGACCTGCTCGACTTGATGAGCCGGCACAAGACACTGTTGCTGCGCAACGATGCTCGCTTTATCTATACCAGCAACAGCACAGTCAGTGGAGCAGTAAAACAAAAGAGCGGCAAAGTGTATGGCGAGTCCTGGCGCTTTCAGTCTCACTCACAAGATGCTGACTTTGTCGCTGCTGTTGAAGCCGACATGGCTGCTATTGACGGGCTGATTGATATTCGCGGTCCGCAATTCTCATTCCGGCGCAATGTCAAAATTGAGTCGAAGTCACTCGACGTCGATGGCGATGTATTTGTATTGCTTACAGAATCAAAGACTGGCTTTCCAAAATTACAATGGCTAGAAGCACATCGCATTTGCAGCGATCCATACAGCAACGAGGACCGCGTAGAAAGCGGCAAGTTCCGTGGATTAAAAATTAAAAGCGGCATCATTTACAATGACTTCGGGGCCGAGGTTGCATATCGAGTCATGGGCGAAGACCGGGAAAGTTTCCGCGATGTATCGGCTCGCGACATGATCCATATCACAGATCCTGATTGGTTCTCACAGGGTAGAGGTGTGCCAGCCATTGCTTCTGGTATGCTCGACTGGTATGATTTGGCAGAAGTCAGAGATTACGAGAAGATCGGCCAGAAAGTTAATGCGGCACTAACTCTTAAAGAATCCAACGATACCGGCAAACGTGATACCGCCACCAGCATTATCAACGGCCAGGCAGGCGCTACTCAGGCGCCATTCCAAACCGAGCTACTCGCAGGCGGCACCATTCGATATCTCAAGAACAGTTCAAAACTTGAAACGCATGAAAGCAATCGACCCAGTGATGGCTTCTTAAAATTTAGCGACAAAATTGAGGCTGGAGCCTTCTACGGCATGGAATGGCGTCGAGAGATGCTTGATAGTTCCGCAGTCGGCGGCGCTGGGGTTCGCGCTTTTCAGCGTGATATCAACGATTCGATTAATGATCGCGTTGAGTGTCTGGCCCGATTCCGCAAACGCATGGCGCTTTACATCATCGCCAAGCGCGCCAAGCAAGGTATTTACACACTGCCGGAAGACTGGACCAAGTGCAGCTTTACCAAGCCGCGTGAGTTTACCGTGGACGATGGCAACGCACGCAAGGCAGACCGCGAAGATTTACGCGCTGGCGTCGCATCTGAATACGACATCCTCGCCAAGCGTGGATATGATCCAATCGAGTTTACTACTCGCCGGGCTGAATACTTAGCGCAGCGCAAACTAATCGCACAAGCCAATGGTCTGGCTGATGCCGAACTTGGCACCGTGCTGATGCCTGGCGATATCCCTTTAGAAATCGAAGACGAAGACACTGAATCAGAAGAATCTCAGTCACTTGACACATAAACCCATATATAACTTATGACTACACAAAATAAATGGTTCGCAATGGACCGCAAAACAGACGCGGAGGGCAATCAATC